CTGGTATGGGTGGTACAATCTATATCAATAATGACTATAAGGATCTTGAAGTTGGTGTATTAACAGTTACAAAATTCTTAGACAGTAAATTACAAGCCGATTTTGAGAACATTTACGTCTCTGGTATTGGTACAATTAACAATCTGAAGGGTCCTCAGAACTTCAGTGTTAGTGCTGGTATTTTGACTGTTAGACAAGATCAAACAGCGTTGATTGGTGTTTCGACAGGTGCTGATAGGGTATCTGTTCAAGAAAAATCTGATGATGTTTATTATCTAGTTCCATTTACTGAAACTCTAGGTATTGGTTCGAATTATCAAAATTTATATGTTGACTCCCAAGATGTAGATGGACAACTAAAATATAATCCATCAGCAAACACTTTGATTGTTGATAAAGTAAACTCTACATTTACAGGAAACGTCACTGGTGTATCCACTGGTTCGAATAAAGCACGAATAAAAACGGCATTTGATGACGTAGAGAAAAATATAACATTCGTTGATGCAAATGTTGTTGATGAAGATTATGCTCATCTAAAAATTGACTCTCAAAAAAACTTTACATATAACCCATTTTATGATAATTTAACTGTAGGCAGTATAAAAACAGGAGTTGTAAGTGGGGTATCCACTGGTTCGAATAAAGCACTGATAAATACGGCAAATGGAAACGCAGAGAAAAAAATAGTATTCGTTGATCAAGACATTGTTGATGAAGATTATGCTTATCTAAAAATTGACTCTGACAATAAAATTACATATAATCCAGACAAAGATAGACTGACCGTAACCAATATCAAAGGTGCAGGTGATAATATCACTAATCTTAATGGTAGTAATATTACTCAGGGCACGGTTAAGTCTGATAGAATGACAGATGCAACAACATCTGTTGCTGGTGTCGTTCAATTGAATGATACCTATCCACCTGTTGGTACTGCAACTACTATAGCTCCAACGATAAACGTTGTAACACAAGTTTATAATGAAGCGGTCGCAGTAATACCTGCAGGCACTCAGATGTTATTTTGTCAAGCTTCAGCACCGACTGGTTGGACCCAAAACACGAATGAGGGTGATGTCCATAACAAAGCATTGAGAGTTGTCAAAACTGCCGGCGGTGGTGGTGGAGGATCGCAATCTTTCACAAGTGCATTTTCAAAATCCAGATCAGTTCCATTACTTCAACACGCTCACAGTACTACTGTAGGAAATCAAAGTGCTAATCACAATCATAGTGTGACTATATCCGATAATGGCCTTCATGACCATACTTATAATGGTGGTAACCATAATCATGGAGTAACCGACGAAGGTCACAAACACAATCTAAAAGGTGGTGGATCCAGTGACGACGGTGGTCCAACCGTTCCAGGTAGTAACAACACTGGACAAAAACATTCGTCTACCAACAATGCAAAAACTGGTATCAGTATTAATAGTGCAAATATTGGAATCGATATAAAAGGCAATGGAACGCACAAGCACGGTACTACTGTAGGAAACCAAAGTGCTAATCACAAGCATACTGTGACTATAGCTAATGAAGGGACAGCAGGTGCCTCAATGAATTTTGCAGTCAAATATATCGATGTTATTCTTTGTAAAAAGGACTCCTACACTTGATCGGGAGGTAATGTATTGATAGGGGGATGAGGCGTAATTTGAGCCTGAACAATCCCCTGATTTAATGCATGTGTGTATAATTTTTGATTTCTATCATTTGCTGCAACTGTTTCGTTTCTAAAACTTTCTACTGCAACTGTTGTTCCTCTTGTCTTTTGAGCAATTTCAATAGACATCATTGGCATCCATGAAACCGCACAATTCCATTCATCTACTTCTTGTCCACTCTGGGGATCTGTGCCTCTAACCTGAGTATACCAAGCACATTTATGCTGAACACATTTCTTTTTAATTAAAGGACAAAATTCACCATTTTTCATCTTGTTAAATACTGAATGATTTGAAAATATTTATCTGGTCATATTATAAATATAACTAACGGAAGGGAAATCATAGGTAATGTCATTACTTAGGGCTGACAAAATTGCCAATAAGAATAATAACTCGGGTCCTATAATCTGTGGACCTTCGACTGTTAGTGGTAATTTTGTAGTTACGGGAATCGCTACAGTCCTGGGTCTTGGTGTTACAAACAGTATTTTAGTCGGTCAAGCAGTTACAACAAAATATCTTACTGCTTCTAATGGTGCGTCATTATTCAATTCAAATCTGACTGGTATCACTACCGCAGGTATTATAACCCAGGCAACTTACTTCGGTAATGGTGTTAATTTAAGTGGTATTGTAACACAAATTGTTGCAGGAACAGGTATCAATATCTCCCCTAGTGATGGTAAGGGAAGAGTCACAATAAATGCAAACAATGTCCCTAAAGCGGACTTTGCAACAAATGCAGGACTTACAACTGACATCAAAGGTGGTCAGGCTGGTGTTGTAGTATATCAATCTAGTGCAAATAATACAGCATTTACTGCAGTAGGTCAAACTGGTCAAGTTCTTCAGTCAAACCATGCTGGTGCTCCTAGTTGGGTTTCCATTTCACAAATTAATGTAGCATATGCTGATAGTGCAGGTATAGCAACTGACATTAAGGGTGGTTCTGCTGGTAGACTCTTAATTCAAACTGCACCAGACAATACTGATTTCTTACCAGTTGGTCCTTCAGGTAATGTTCTTCTTGCTCAAGGAACGTCTAATCCAATCTATATTGATCCAAAGGCTCAACTTGATGTAAGATATGCAAGACTGGCAGGTATCACTACCAATCTTGACGGTGGTTATATAAGAAATGGAACGACTTTACAAGTAACTGGATTATCAACTTTTGGTAATAATGTTAATATTACTGGAAATTTAGATGTTGATGGACACACTGAACTTGATAACTTAAACGTATCTGGAGTGTCAACTTTCACTGGTTTTGCTACTGCAACTAGTGGAATGGCTGTTAATAATGGTCTTACTGCTAACAGTGCTAAAGTTTCTGATTTAACTGAAAATCGAATTGTAATTGCAGGTGCTAGTGGTGAGTTAGAAGATGATGCAAATTTAACTTTCGATGGTTCAACTCTTTCCGTTGGTGTTGATCTAGATGTAGATGGATATACGGATTTAGATGATTTAGTTGTCACTGGTGTTACTACATTAGGTTTCACAACAGTTGGTACTGAAGGTTTATATGTTTCAGGTATTTCATCTATTGGATCTGGAATTTCGATGTTCCCAACATCGGGTATTGTTAGTGCAGTCGCATTCTACGGTGATGGTTCAAATCTGACAAACGTAAGTGGTGCAGTATCTGTCACAAACATTGTCTACGTTACCGTTGATGGTAATGATGAAAATGATGGTTTCCTTATTTCAAGTGCAAAGAGAACAGTTGGTTCTGCATTGACAATCGCAGATGAAAGCACGGTGATCAAGATTTTTGCTGGTAATTATACTGAAAATAATCCAATCATTCTTCCAGAACAGGTAACTCTTCTGGGTGATAGTTTGAGAGAAGTCTCAATCATTCCTCAAAATCCTGATAAAGACTTAATTTATGTAAGTAATGGTAATTACGTTGAAAACATGTCCTTCACAGGGACATTGGATGAAGGAAAGGCAATTATAGCATTCAACCCAGACAAACCATCATATGTGACACAGGGTCCATACATCAGGAATTGTACAAACTTCATCTCCAATAGTATTGGTATGAAGATTGATGGTAGACATGTCATTGGTGACACGAGAGCAATGAACGTTGACTCTTATACACAACTCAATCAGGGTGGTATTGGTGTTTCGATCTCTAATGAAGGTTATGCTCAGTTAGTTTCTATCTTTACCATTTACAATGACCAAAGTATTGTTTGTATTGATGGTGGACAATGTGATTTAACGAACTCTAACTCATCCTTCGGTAGATTAGGTCTTGTTGCTGATGGTCTTGGACCACAGATATTCATTGGAACTATTACAGAGGCAAAGGCAGCAGAGACAGATATATTTGAAATTGACTGTAGCGTAGATAATTTCTCTATTAGTGGTGCATTATACGATAACGTTACTGGTCTGACGACAATTACGACATCAACTGATCACGGTTTTAATGTCGGAATGTCAGTTACCATGAAGGATATGACCTTCACCTGTGATTCTCAACTTCCAGTAACATCATATAATGTGTCAAATGCAATTTATAATGAAGTAAGTGGTATTATGACTGTTACAACTTCAGTCGATAATAACTTCTATGTTGGTGCAAGTGTTACTTTTGCACAATTAACTTTTAACTGTGATTCTGGTAGTGGGGCATCCAATGGAATATTCCCACCTGCACCTGGCGATAACAACGGTGCAGCAAGACATGTATTTGATGTTTTGACAGTTGGCACTTCTACGGAATTTACAGTTAATGTTGGTCCATCTACAATCGCTCACACTTATGTAAGTGGTGGTAATGTAAGTATCAGTACATTTGCACCGTTCCCAAGTGGTGCTTATGGTAATATCTTTACTGTTGACTCAGTAGTGGGTCCGACGACATTTACAGCGTATGTTGGTGCTTCTACATTACCACATACATATGTCAGTGGTGGTGATGTAGAAACTTTTGTCACCAGACCTTACGATGGTCAAGTTGTATATCTGGATGCATTGTATAATTCGATATCTGGTGTAACCATCACAAATGGTGGTTCTGATTCAGAGTATACTAATGCACCAAATGTTACATTCTCGGCACCATCTGAATCCTGGGGTATCACTGCTACTGGTGTCGCAAGATTGACAAATGGAAAAGTATCATCTGTTGATATGATTTCAAATGGTAGAGGTTACACTGGCACTCCAACAGTCACAATTGATGGTTCTGCTACTGGTACATGTGACATCTTACCTACATACTATGTGGTAAGTAGTGCTACTCCTATTGTTGGGGGTATCTCTACAGTCACCTTTACCGAAAGGGTACCTTACGCGGTTGGTGTAGGAACAACAGTTCCATTCTTCAAACAGAGTAGAGTACTTGCTTCAAGCCACGCTTTTGAATATATCGGTTCTGGAAATACTGCTTTATCAGCACTCCCACAAAGAGGTGGTGTAGCAATCCCAGAAAATGAGACTACAAGTATCAATGGTGGTCTGGTCATTTATACTTCAACAGACCAGGCAGGTAACTTTAAGATTGGTGATGGTGTTATCATTAATCAGTTGGAGGGTTCAATCTCAGGTGACGCTTATCAAAGATCCCTGTTTGCAAACATTACACCTTACATTCTCGCATTAGGAGGAATAGATTAAAATGGCACTAGCCCTTAATAATTACGAGACAATAACAGCTGTTGTCGGAGTCAATACGGTCGGTATCTACACAGCACCTACTGGATATGACTCTATTGTCCTTCTGGCGCAATGTACAAATATTGGTACTGATACTCAAACCATTACCTTTGCTCACGAGAGAACTGTATCAGGAATCGCAGTCACAACTGAAATATTGAAGGATTTCCCACTTCCTGCAAATGATTCAGCCAATCTTGTTTCTGGTAAACTTGTATTGGAGACAGGTGATTCATTGGTCATCTCATCCAGTAGTAATACTGATGTGAAATTCATATCATCTGTTTTAGAGACACTTAATCAGTAATAACAATGCCAAGATACGGAAGTAACGACCGTCGTAGTCTAAAAATTGGTATAAGTTCTTTTAGTGAACAGAAGACTTCACTAGAAGTAGTAGGCCGTATCGGTGTTGGTACAGATGCTGCGGCGCAGGATCTGGATGTAAGAGGTACAGTATATGTTTCAAATGATGTAGGAATCGGTACAACGGTTCCTGGTGATGCAGTTACAAACTCCAATACTTCGAAGTTAAGCGTTGGAATAGTTACTGCAAATGAGTATTATGGTTCTGGTCTGGGATTGACTGGAATTACGAGTGCCACTAATGCAACTAACATTTATGGTGGTGACACAGGACAATTATTATATCAGGCACAACCTGGAATCACTTCTGCCTTTGAAAATGGTCAAACAGGTTATGGACTATTTTCGAGGGGTGCGGATCAACCACCACAATGGTTGCCCACTGCTCCTGCAGGAGCTGTTGAAGGTATTTTAGTATTTGATGAAGGTGCTGCAGTTGGTCTTGGTACCACATTTAATGGACTTGACTTTAGAGGACTTCGAGTAGTTGCCGAGGGTGAAAATGGTGGTGGAATTGCCACTATAACAATCAGTAAACAAACTTTTGTTGAATTAGCTGGTATTGCAACCAACGTCATTGGTGGTATTGCATCAGTAACACAACTGAATGTAGATGCAGGTATATCTTCATTCTCAGATTTCAAGATTACATCATTGGCATCTGGTGTAGGTGCGACAGTTGGTGCTTCTGCTGGTGTGGCAACATATTACGGTACTGGTATTGAATTATCGGGTATTGTCACCACAATCACAGCAGGTAATAACATTACCATTGATCAATCCACTGGTAACGTTACAATTAATGCTGCGATCACAAGTGGAGACATCACAGGAGACCACCTGTTTGTTTCAGGTATTTCAACATTAGGTATTATCACTGGAAACGGTGGAAATGCTGAGTCAATTGGTGTCACAACTGCTTATATTGACAAAATTGTAGGTACATCTGCAACCTTTACAACTCTTTCTGCAGACAAGATTGGTGTTGGAACTGATAATCCACTGAATACTTTCCAGGCTGGTCTTGGCAATTCATCATTCACCGTTGTATCAACGGCCACAACCACGATGGTTGGTGTTGGTACTACAAATCCTAAATTTACTTTAGATGTGAAGGGGGATGTCAATATTGATGGTAATATCACATTAAATGATCAACCAATTGCATCCATAGGCTTGATTGTTGCTCTTGGTGGACTTTGATAAATAACTAAAAAGTATTGATACAATGGCGGAGTCATTTACAAATTCACTGACTAGAGCTGCTGGTATTGTGACTACTAGTTCAAGTGGAAGTATTGGAGCTGGTGTCACAATTATCACTGGTATCTCCACTGATGGTATTGCTGTTGGTGATATGGTTCGAAATGTTCACTTTAGGGGTGGTGCTAAAGTTGCTTATATTGATGCTGGTCAAGTAAGACTTGATAAAACTTCCACCAATATCACAGCTGTTAGTTCACAATCTGTGAGTTTCTTAGGTGTGACTACAGCACTTACTGCTGCATCTAAAAGTATTCTTGTAGGTGGAACTTTCTGTAACCTAACAGATGTTACTGTCAAACTTTTTGTTGAGGTTGGATCAGGTGATAGTTTAAGTCTCCTGGCGAATAATATTCCCGTACCACAAGGAAGTTCTTTTGTTATTAGTGATGCAGGTAAAACAATTCTACAAACAAACGAAGAAATAAGAGTTTATTGTGATACTTCGTCCGCCATTGATGTAAATCTGAGTGTTCTTGCAGGAGTGTCCTAATGCTTGGGAATAACGGTTACATTGGAAGAAATCCTGGGGACTCGGCGGTAACTGTTGCTCGTCGAGTTTATAAACCCACAACAGATACAACTGAATTTGATTTTTCGGCAGGATATGACATCGAATATTTTGACGTATATGTCAATGGATTAAAAAAGGTAAGAGGCACTGATTATTCCGCATCCTCAGACAATAAAACTTTTACTCTCACATCTGCAGCGGGAAGTGGTGATGTTGTAGAAGCTGTTGCTTATAAAGCATTTAATGTTACTAGAGATTCAATTGGTCAAGTTGATGGAGAGATATTCTTAGGGGATAACAAGAAAGTACATCTTGGCAATAGTAATGACTTCCAATTTTTCCATGATCCCACCTTTACTCAATTAGATGCTAGTGGAAGCAGTATATCTGGTGGTACAGCTAGTGTCATGCAGGATGATGGTTCAGGTCCACTAGTATTTAAAACAAATGCTGCTGATGGACAGGGTGCATTCCAATTTTTTGATAAACTTTGGCGTCCAAAACTTAAAATATTTTCTGGTCCTACTGAGGGAGTTAACGTTTATCATGGTTCAGATACGAGTAATGCAAAAATATCGACCAGACCTTATGGTGTAAAAGTAACAGGAATAACTAGTTCTACTACATTTTATGCTCAAGGTGCCTCTGGTATTTCGACTTTTAGAGGTAAAGTTTCTCTTGGAAGTTCGGTTTTTGACTCTAATGGGGGTACAGGAACTAATCAACAAGTTCTGATAAGTATTCCTGGTGTAGGTGTTTCTTGGGCCAATAATAGTGGTAGTGGAGGTGGTGCTTCAGATACATTCAAAACCATTTCTGTTGATGGACAAGATGACGTAGTTGCTGATAGTGCAACCGATACTTTAACATTAGTTGCTAGCACAGGCATGACTATCACCACAAATGCAAGTGGTGATAGTATAACTTTTACATCTTCTGGAGGAACAGTTTCTTCAGGAAGTTTTACTGCATCTGCCGGTGTTCCATCTACATTAGAAAGTTATGCTTATGATTCTGCAGAACTTGTATTTGAATATACTGTGTTCGTCAAGAATGGATCCGATTATCAAACTCAAAAGTTACTGGTAATGAGAGATGGAACAACAGTTGATTCAACTCAATATGCGATTATGCATAGTAATGGCCTTTTAGTTCAACTTGATGCCACGATAAGTGGTAGTAATCTTTTACTACGTGCCACACCAGAAACAGGTGTGAGTGGTAATACTACATATCGAATTAAGAGAGAGGAAGTATGATAATAAACGAAGTCGATGTTGATAATGTAATTTCGTCAGATACTGTTCCTGTAGAATATACACCCGATCCTATTGACGAGTATTTGGTCATTGTCAATATGCCGGAGGACTGGGAGATAGTTCATAATTATATCATTGAAGAAAATGAAATAGATGGTATACCAAATAGACAAATACCTTGTACAAATCTCAAAGAATACTCTTTGAGAGCTTCTATCTACGAGATGAGTATTGAAGAGGCAGAAATTTTAAAAACTCATCCTAAAGTTGAAAGTGTTGAATTAAATCCAGAAAAATATCCACAACCAGAGTCATTAATGACTGATAGATTTAGAAAGGTTGTTGCTTTCAATAAACCTAGAGTTCCTGCTGCTCTTGATGATGAATCAACTGTACATACTAATGGTATAAGATCAAATTGGTCCTTGAATTTTGCTAATGATCCCAGTTCATCACCATACAGTGGTGTTGGTATTGACACAGTTTCAACTTACAATCAAGATATTCAATATTCTTTAACAGGTAAAAATGTTGATGCCGTAACTATTGATACTGGGGCTGCAGTTACTCATCCAGAGTTTTTAAATGAAGACGGAACAACTAGAATGAGAGATCTAATTCTTGATGGTCCATATAAAGTTGATAAAGAATATTTTGATAGTAATGGATTGACATATACAAAAACAATTGATGGATTTGATTGCGGTACATCCTGTACCGAAGCAGCTGCAAGAAGTTGGTGGTCCAGTGCCTCAAATAGATCAGCAGCATTTTCTAGTTTAGGCACAGTTACCATACCCTCAACTTATACTGCAGAACAAGCTCATTCAAAAAATGCATCATCCAATAAAATCTTAAGTGGTCATGGAACTGCTGCTGCATCACAAATAGGTGGTAAATCATTTGGATTGGCATTTAAGTCAAACTTATGGACAATAAGAATTACTTTAGGATTTACTGGTGGAGTTATTGGATCAAGTGTTGCAGTTGATGCTTGTACTATTTTTCATAATGCAAAGAAGATTTCTCAGCCTGGTGATCCTGATCCAACAATTTTGAATTGTAGTTATGGAATTACTTACAGCACTGGTAATACTAATGGTATTACATACACTATTGGATATCGTGGAAATACTTTAACTTATACTGGAACTGGAAGTAATACTACTGTTCCTGCCAATAGTGGTTCTGCTAGAAATCATAAAGCATTTTCGATAAATACACCAACCATTACTGACACTTTTGCCTTTTCGGGTTCTGGCCAGTATAATGGTCATTCCTTCCCATCAAATTCTGCAGCAGAAGATGCAATTGCTGCTGGTGTAATTATAGTTTCTTCGGCAGGAAACGCTAATCAAAAATTATCTGATAAAGGCGATGTCGATTTTGATAATTGGTATTCAAATTCATCAAATTATATTAACAGATGTGGGGGAATACAAAGAGGATTTAGTGGAGATCATACTGTAGATAAAGGTGTTATAAGAGTTGGTGCATTGGATTGTTCAGTAGAACCAGCAGATGGAAAGCAAGGTGCAACACCATATGCTATCCGTAAAGTTGCCTATTCTTCAAATGGTCCTATGATTGATATATGGGCTCCTGGTGATAGCACGATGTCTGCTGGATATGCTAACTATGAAAGCTATGCGAGAGAAGATGATTCTAATTTTTATGATCACTGGTTCGGTGGAACAAGTGCAGCAGGACCTAATGCCGCATCTCTAATATGTTTGTATCTTGAAACAAATAGAAAGGCAAATCAAGCAGATGTTAAAAAGTGGTTAAAGAGTCATGGTTCCGTAGAAATTGCCTTATCTGATCCATATCCAGGAATTAATGATACTGGATATTGGAGTCTAACTCCCAACGACACATATGATAGCGCAGACTCATTATATGATTCGTACAATGTTCGTGGTAATGGAAATTTGAGAGGGGCAACAAAACGTGTTATTCATAATCCTTATGCTAACAACACAATTCCAAAGATGACTGGTGTTACCTTTTCCGGCATTTCATTCAAGCAATCCTAAATACATAAAAAACCTGAAATGGCAGATAAAAGTTTTGGTGTAAAGGACGTAAATCTTATTGGTGTATCAGGTACACCAAAAATTCAGAGTCCCAACAACCTGAATGTTGATGCAATAAATGTTGCTATCAGCACTGATATGAGTGTTGGTGGAGATTTAAATGTTACTGGTGTCGCAACTGCAGGAACTTTTTCCTCTGGATTATTTGAAACTAGTGGTACAACAGGTGATGGTAGTGATAGAGGATTTAGCTTAAAGTATTACATTACAGCAAATGGTTCTTCTGCATTTAGATTTGCTGGACCAGGTTCTTTGAATACTGATGATAATCCAACACTTTATTTTCATAGAGGATTTACCTATACCTTAGAAAATTCTGCTGGAAGTAATCATCCCATTGAATTGAGACAAAGTGATGGTGGTTCAGCATATGCACCAGGAGGAAGTTTCTTAACTGGATCAACATCTGGAATTCAAACTCTCACAGTTCCATTTGATGCTCCTAGTTCTATTGTTTATCAATGTACTAATCACAGTGGCATGTTGGGAACAATTAACTTTGTAAGTTAATATCTGTCCATAAATAACTAAAAAGGTTTACAATGGCGATTGGAAATCCTATATCGAGTCAGAATAATTATAGAGTAATAAGGTTTACGGCAACGGCAGGTCAAACCTTATTCACTATTACTGATGGATATGCAATAAACAAGATTGCAGTATATAGAAATGGTGTTCGCCTGAGTGAAAATCTTGACTTTACTGCATCTGATGCAACTACAGTCACACTGAATGATCCATGTCAATTAAGTGACGAAGTTGTATTTGAAATTCTTGACGTATTTAAAGTTACTCAAGTAGGTGACACCGTTGGAAATGTCACTGGAAATCTTACAGGTGACGTTTATGCTGGTATCGTAACCGCAACCATCAGATTTGATGGAGATTTAGCTGGTAGTGTGAATGGTGGTATTGTCACCTGCACTGAATTAGATGTAAATGGAAACGCAGATATTAGTGGAAATGTAACAATTGGTGGTACACTGACATATGATGATGTAACTAATGTAGATTCTCTAGGTATTGTAACTGCTAGGGAAGGTGTGCATTTTGGTACAGTATCTGATGGTACCCTTGTAAGTGGAAATTCTAATGGAATCGGTATCGGAACCACCACTCCAAGAGCAAAACTTGATGTTGAAGGAACTCTGAATGTAAGTGGTCTTACCACCTTTAATTCAAACGTTAAATTTGGTAATGGTGGGACTATTGGTCCTGCCACCTTCGATATTAACACTGCTGCAACAATGGATGGTCTCACCATTCAGGGAGGTTTAACTGTTAATAGTGGTATAATTGTTGATTTCAATGGTGGCTTAGATGTTGATGGTCACACTGAGTTAGATGATCTTAATGTATCAGGTGTTTCTACATTTGCTAAAGTTGCTCTTGGAAGTTCAGTTTATGACTCGAATGGTGGTACGGGAACTAACGGTCAGGTATTGTCGAGTGTTCCTGGGATAGGTGTATCCTGGACTGATCAAACTGGTGGTGGTGGTGCTTCTGACAAAATTGAAGAAAATAATACTTCTGCTGAGGTAGTTGACACAGGTTCTAACGGACATTTTAAAGTAGTAACAGATGGTACTGAAAAACTTCGTGTAATTTCTGATGGTTCTGTAGGCATTGGCACCACTACACCTATTGCAAAATTAGATGTACAAGGTTCAAGTGAATTTGATTCATTAAATGCTAGTGGTATTGTCACGTTTAGTGGACCAAGAATAGAAACAAAATCACATACTAGATTCCGTATTGGTGATGCAAATGCTCAACTTTATAGACAAAGTAGTGATTTATTATTAGATCTTTCTGGCGGCAACGATATTTTAATAAAAGCGAATGCTTCTGGTGGTAGTTCTGGAAATATTTCATTAAGAACTATAGAAGGTGGTAAAGTTTATCTAACTGGTACTGGTGGTGTAGGTCTCTATCATTCTGATGCTACATTAAAATTAGAAACAACTTATTCGGGTGTAGATGTAACTGGTGTAGTAACTGCAACTAAATTCTCTGGTGATGGTTCTGAACTAACTGGATTAACTGGAGTCAGTGCTGGTATCGACATCAAGGATAGTGATTCTGCGATTGGTATTGCTGGTACAATTAACTTCGGAACTAATTTAAGTGTAACTCCTGTTTCATTAGGTATTGTAACTGTCACAGCATCAGGTGGTGCAAGTGGTGTCGCAACTGGAGTTCAATTAGTTCAGTCTAATGCTGAAAGTGGATTTCATTATATCAATTTCACTGAAAGAACCACTGGTGATGAACCAATAAGAACTGATAGTCAATTAAGATGGGTACCAGATACTAACGAACTAAACCTGTCTAGTGGCAATATAACATTGGCCACGATTACTAGTGATATTTTCACCAGTAACACCTCAGGAACAGATGGTGTCATTATTGCAGATGACATTAAATCAGTAAGACACATCAATTCTTCTGGTGTGGTTACTGCAACCTCTTACGAGGTTTATTCCGCTACACCAGAGATACTTTTCAACGATCACAATGGTGGTATTCAAACTGATTTTGCAATTAAGGTAAATCAAGGTATCTTCACTATTGAAGATGTAACTAGTTCTGAAACTGTATTCAAGTACAGTGCTCTTGGAGAAGGGGTAGAGTTATATTGTGATAATGCAAAGAAACTTGCAACGACTGGTTCTGGTGTAAGTGTAACTGGAATAGTAACTGCAAATTACTTCTATGGTGATGGTTCTAATCTGACTGGATTAACTGGAGTCAGTGCTGGTATCGACATTAAAGATAGTGATTCAGCCATTGGTATTGCTGGTACAATTAACTTTGGTACAAACTTAAGTGTAACTCCTGTTTCATTAGGTATTGTAACTGTTACCGCGTCATCAGTAGGTGGTGCTTCATCGATCAATGATCTTTCTGATGCAAAAACTTATGGAGCAGGTGGAAGAGGTATTGGTATAGGTTCATTTGCCCTTTATAGTATATCAAATAATGTAAGAGATAACACTGCAATTGGATATAGTGCGTTAACAAATTGTACCACTGGACAAGATAATGTTGCTGTCGGTGAAGATGCACTCAGAGGTAAAAATGGAGAAACCTTCTATGGTAATGAAAACGTCGCTGTTGGTCAGAAAGCCTTGCAAAGTGTACAGGGTAGCACTCAACATAACGTTGCTATTGGAGCTAAAGCATTATCGACTCTGGAACTTGGTGATAAAAACGTAGCCATAGGTAGAAATTCAGGACAGGCTCTCGTATCCTCACTTAATTCTGAAAGTAATACTTATATTGGTGATGCTGCAGGAATAAATCAAACAGGTGGTAAATTTGGTGTTTTTGTTGGAGCAGGTGCAGGTAGAACTGTCACTACAGGACCAAGAAATGTACTCATTGGTAGAAATGCTGGTGGTGATCTTACAGTAGGTGCCAATAATATTTGCATTGGTGATCAGGCTGATGCTTCCTCTTCTTCTGTAAACAATGAAATCACATTAGGTAATGCAAGTATCACCAGTCTCCGTATTCCAGGATTACAATCTGGTGCAAGTAACGGA